CTGGAGTTCATAATGGGATTGAAAAATCTTTCCATTCAAAAGGGCGCAACTGGCCTTACGGTCACTGCGGGCACTGCCTTTGTCTTCTCTGACGACGGCGTTACCATCCCTAACGGTGTGCACTTGACTGTGCCAGCAACCGCTGACTTCCGCTTGCGCGAAAGCGTAACGGCTCGTTACCGTCCCTCCACTCTCAGCGTGACAGGCGAATATTCCAAAGACAAGAAGTCGGTATCGTTTACGATTCCTAAACTTCTCGCCAATGGGAAATACGTCAACAACGTCATTCGGCTTGAACGTGAAGTTCACCCGGAAATGAGCGCGGCGGACGCCGTGGACCTGAATCGGATGGCAGCCCAGCTGCTTTTCGATACGGACACGGATAACTTTTGGGCGGCCGGCTCCCTCTCCTAAACGGAAAGGTTCGGTCACTAAAAGGGTTGTCACATATGGTCAAAAAACTATTGAATTGGCTCGTTGAGGCGATAGCTTTGGCGATCACAGCTTTTGCTGTGGTCGCTGTTGTTGTTGCTTTTGCAGGTCCAATCATTCAAATGGTCGGTGGGTTTTTCCCATCGGTTTGATCTTCCCGTTAAATGGTTAACAACATAGTACGAAGGAAACTTTTATTATGCGTAAGCTCAGAAAGGGGAAAGAGGAATCTTTCTCCGCCGATGATTTCGCTTGGAAACTTGCGGATCATCTCCTCGAAGACTTTAGGCCTTTTGTAGACAAGGTATGGTACGAAGCAGTTGTTCCTCTTATCAAGGAACGCAACGTCCATGCTTTGCGTGCATTAACATCTGACACACTCTCTGATTTAAGTATCATTGAGTTTAAGTGTCGATATCAAATCTTGGATTTATTCAAGAAGTTCACTTTCAGCGTCGATGCTAAAACACCTACTGAGGTACTGGAGGAAAGCAAGGAGAAATTCCTAGCTAACCAAAAGCGTCTCGATAGTTTCTCCATTGAGGAATCTCCCCTGATAAGGGATATCTTGTGGAGAGCTAAGGGTCACATCGAAGGCATCCTTGGCGATTACTCGCCAATAGATGTGCTGAAAAGGGCTGCGTTCGGCAAAAAGTCGTCCGTCGGGGTTTCTATGCGTAATGCCTGTGAAGGCGCGCGTTATGAGGCTCCTATTTCGGGTTCGAGTGATCACCAGATATGGTTCGAGCATCTTTACGGATGTTGGAACCGGCCCGCGTTTAATTACGCGAAGTCAAGAGCAGAGAGCCGTAAGGTTCCACTCTTTAAAACTGTTGACACTCTCGAGGCCGTTCTTGTTGATAAGACTTGGAAATCCAAAAGACTTATAATGCCTAACACCACATTGGGTACTCTGTACTCAAAAGGTTTGGGGCGTTTGCTTGAAGATCTCTTGCGGAAGTCAGGTTATGACATTAAGGCTTTACAGCCGATACATGGTGACCTGGCTAAGATCGGAAGTATCACAGGCTCGCTTGTGACTGCCGATCAATCAATGGCTTCAGACAATATTGTCGAAGAGCTTATTGATCGTGTGTTTCCTAGACAATGGGCTTCCGCCCTGAAACTAGGTCGCATTGAAGAAGTGGAGTTTTACGGTACCGTGTTTAGGTCTAAGACCTTTTGCACTATGGGTATCGGTTTCACTTTCCCGCTCCAATGTCTTGTCTTCCTGGGGTTGCTATTAGCGATAAGAGATTATGCTGGTTTGGACAAAACTAGTGTGGTTTCCGTATTTGGTGACGATCTGATTTACGATCATTCCATGCACGAACTAGTGTTGGAGGTGTTTCCTAAGTTAGGTTTAGTCATTAATGTCGAAAAAACTTTTGCTGACGGTTTCTTCAGGGAATCCTGTGGATTTGACTATTACCACGGGATCGACGTCAGACCCTACCACTTGGCAGGGGCTGTCGGTAGCGGCGTAGCGATACGCTCGATCGAGGCCTATCTGTATAAGGTTTCCAACGGCTTACGCCGAAGGTGGTCGGATACAGAGATACCCTCAACGCTTAGCTTTGTCTTGAAGACCACAATGGGTATACGAGAGGGGAAACCCTTACTCGTTGTACCTAGTGATTTTCCTGATACGGCTGGCGTGAAAGCTCCTCTTGACGATCTAACGGATCACGTGCATTTTGCGCGGCCGTATAAGTCAAGGCATGGTTTGACCCAGTACCGATGTTTGACTTTCGAGTCAAAGCAAAGATCTGAGTCAAGACATGCCCCTTATATGTGGCTTGCGCTACGACGTGAACCGACGATCGATATGTTGGCAATGAAAGCTTTAAAGGCAATCAACCAACATCACGGGGGGACGCCCATTTTCGAAGAAAGCACTCCAATTTTCATGGATGTCGACGACGAAAGTAGGGGATCCGTCAGGTCATTACTGACCGGGCGGAGGTTACGTCCCATGATCACCACGATCCCTGAACAGGATTGTGGGCGCTACCGGGAACGCGCTTGTGCCACCTCACGGTGGCAACTTGCAATCGATAGG